CCACCTTCAGATGTAATCTTCACACGGAACTTGTAACCATTCCAAGTTGCTTTAGCAGCAGCAGTGAGTGTGAGAGTGTCTGTAGTAGCACCAGTAAACACGCCTGTATTGGTGATGTTCGTCCAAGCAGTTCCTGTTGGAGTTTGACGCTGCCACTGGAATAGCAGTGTTCCAGGAGTGCCAGTTGTAGAAGTGGTAACTGCAAAGGTTCCTGTGAATGGGTTAGCAGCACCAGTAACAGCAGCAGGTTGACCAGTGATAGTTACAGCGGATGCAACATCAGCAGCAGGATTATCTTCAGTGCCACCATCAGCAGTTCCATAATCACCAACACTAGCACCAGCAGTTGCATTAGCGAACGCTAAGCACTCTGCCTTGTGACGAGTATTTCCATCACCATCAGTGTAGGTTCTGTATGCCCACCAACCTGGCCACTTGAGACCACGAACCTTGTTCTCATCTAAAGATGCTTCTGTGTCATCAATAAAGAGAAGACTTGTTCCCGATGGGAAGTGTGCGTTCTGACCGTTCTCGTGGAGAAGAAGTGCAGCAACTTCCTTAGGAGGTGTTCTGCGAAGAGCATTAGCAGCGGTAACAGTTCCTGTCGAACCAGCATATGCAACCTTTAGTTTAAGAGTGGTTGCAGAAACTACAGACTCAACACTATACTGAGTACCACCTAGAGAAAGAACATCACCATTCTGAACAAAGTTATTAGTTGTTCTATCTGTAAAATCGCCAGTCGTAGTTACAGTTGTGCTACCATTGGTAACACTTAGATTGTTTGCCAACGCCTTCGCGTCGATTGTTCCGAAAATTGCCATCGGTTTCCTCTATAAAAATTTCGTATTCTAAAAAGTATTTATAAAAAAAGGGACGCCTAAGCATCCCATATAATATGGTATTTTATATCAGGGAGTAAGATCTTTACCACCTTTTGCCTTCAATTGTCCTTGGACTTGGAGAAGGATGAGTGAAAGAATACCATTTGACTTAACTTTGGGGTTTGCTCCAAGTGCTTCTGAAACTGCAAACAATACTGTTGCAATCAAAGCTTGATTAGCAAGACACCATGCGACGAGTGCAGACATAATAATCTCCTAAATGACGCAAATTATTTAGCAGCTTTTTTTGCCATTGTTGTGGCAGTTCCATACATCACACTTTGTGCTTTTTCGCCATACTTAGATTTGAATGAACCGAACTTCTTCTTCATTCCTTTGACAAACTTTTCTTTCTTAACAGTTTCTGCTTTAGAAAGTTTCTTTTCTTCAAGTGGTTCAAACTCTTCTTTCTTTACTTCTTTCTTTGCCTTCTTACCAGTTGGTGGGTCTGGATCATTCTGAGTTTCAACTTCAGGCATAACTTCAATTTCTACTTTCTTGCCCTCAGCTACGGCTTTTTTTTTAGCTTTGCCACCGCAACCATATGCCTCTTGAACTTCTGCTGCTTTCTCCCACATTTCTCTTACAGACTTCTTAGTTTTCTTAGCACGTAGAAGTGCGAAGTCGTGAGCATCTACCTTACCATTTTTGTTGGCATCAATCTTTTCTTGATTGCCAGGCATATCTCTTTTCTCATCTACATATTCAACTTCTTCTTTCTTAGCAGTTCTTTCAGATTTTTTGAAAGCATCTTTTGCTGGATAATCTTCGTGTCCTGGTTTGGCAGGTGATTCTCCACGCTTGCGCTTGGCATGGATGTTAGCATACAAACCATTCTTTTCATCAAGCTCTTGCTCGCCATCCATTTCGTAACCAGCCTTCACACAGTTATTAACTTCTTTGCCGCCCTTCATCTTAGTGCCTGCTTTTCTATATCCCTTCCAGCATGACTTAAATCCATTGTCATCCTTACCATCCATTTTTTCAATGATGATAACTTCACCATCTTCCATGACTACTTCATAAGTAGTTCCTACAAGTTCTTCTGGCATCAAATCTTCAGAAAGTTTAGATACAGATTTTTGAATTAGTTGTTTCGAAAAATCGTCAATTGTCATTGTTCTTTTGTCGTTTATTCTTATTTATAAATGCTTTGACTTTTTCTTTATCTGATATTTGTTTGTTATCACACCCATAATGTTCTTTAATATCTTTTACCCATGCACGAAACATCTTACCTTCTTCCGTCACAGCAATAACATAGTTAACACCGCGTCTGTGTATCTTACCAACTTCACCCAAATTATTTTCAACAAGATCACCCTCGGCAAACATATTGCCAAGCATATAAGATTTTTGTTTTGATTGCTGTAATAGTTCTTTAAGTGATTTCATTTAATACCCAATCCTTCTCTAACTTCTTTCATTAATTTCATTGTATCACCATCATTTAAAGTGGATGGAATTCCTTGTCGAAACACTGCAACATTTGCATTTGTTGCTGCCTCTCTCATTTTACTTGCTGACATACCAGTGGCACCATCAGCATCAGGATCACGTTCACCCGCAGACTTAACTTCAAGAGATCTAAATGTATATTCTACTCCATTATATTTTTGTATAAGTGAATCCATTTCCTGAACACGATCACTTCCAACAACAAGAATTACATCAGCATATTCTCCTTGCAAACTCTGAAGAACTTTTATGATAGTTTTCAGATCGGTGTCAAGCATAATATGATCCTTATGTTTTGGAAACATTTTTTTCATGTATCCAACTTTCTGCTCAGCAGATAAAGGATTCTTTTTCTTGTCTTTGGTGTGACTGGTGTAGATTTTATAGTCATCGGTGCCAGCAATCTTTGCTACAGCATTGATCAATTTTTCATGACCGATGGTAGGAGGATTGAAGCGACCGAAAGTGATGACTACTTTCTTAAACATTTTTATTTGTATTTAGTTTCCCTTAACCCAGTTCTTTGCGAGAGTAAAGTTTGCCAAACTAAACTCCAAGCGATCAACAAGTTTAGTAGCGTTGCCATCTTTAATAGCAACAAATCCTTCAGGTGCAGTAACACGGAATCCGTCTTCAGTGCGAAGGAAAGTGCGAGTGCTATCAGCAGACTCCAGTTTCTTCACAAATAAATTCTTAGCGTTTTGTAGAATAACATAAAGAGTAACCGTTGCTTTGAATCCAGCAATGTTGGAATCCACGAACTCAATACCATCATAGAGTTTTTTCAGTTTAACAGCCTTGGTCTTCTCCTGCTTGACTTTGTTAACTTCCTTCATCATGGTTTCATGATAAGCATTTTTGAAGTCATCGATAAAACGATTAACATTACTAATACGTTTTCCTTCACGAACGTAAGTATTAAAGTAAGTTTTCAATCGAGTGCCGACACTCAGATTATCTTTAGAGTTAATCTGATTAGAGATTTCATCTAAGAAAGATCCAGCATTACGAAGAGCTGCAGGAGCAGTACGCTTCATGTTATTTAAGTTGCGACGTTCAGTTGAATTAAGAATCATATTAGTGCCAAGAGTGTCAACTTCTGCGCTGATCACAAACACATCTGGGGTATCAGTAAACTTACTAATATCAACACCGAACGTAGCATTCGAAGTTGCAATGCTGCTGCCCACATAACGAGTGTGAAATACCACGCCAATCTTTGCTCTCTTTGCTTTTTTGTAAGCTTCCGTTCCTTTAGGAATAGCGTAAGTAATGGTGTTAGGAGTAAAGGTGAGATAATCTACACCATCAATCTTCTCTTCCTTCGCATCATCTGTAAACAGAAGATCTCCTTGAATGATTCCCTGGATGCCAAGTTTTGGAAAATGCTCCAATGCTACTTTAAGTTTTTCTACAAGACCTGAAGAGTTGCCGTGATTAATTTGAATATGTTGATTGCTATAATTAATTTTAGGTTCGGTTTTATTAAAAACTGATTTGGTTCCTACAAAAAAATCTCCTCCCTCTGGGTCGATGCCACAGATTACCGCAGGAGCACCATCCCACTTTGTAGTGATCTTGAAGTTGCTGTTCTGAGTGCCGCTAAAAGTTTTGGTAAGTGCATCTAAAAATGCAAACGCATCTTTAGCACCATCTTCTCCATCAAACAAGATGCTGTCTTCTAAGTGTTCGAGGTGAGTGTTCTTGCTCATGGGTGGCAGCTCCAGGCTGTTGGATCAGTCCATTTGTTGTTCTTACATTCTACCACATGGGTGATGGTTCTGCCGCCGATGGGGTAGACCGAAAAACGACCGCCAGGAATGCCACCATCTGTTTTGCCACCCTTGTCTGCTCTACCAACTCCAGCAGCAATGTTCTCTGAAGATGCTTTCTTCATTAACATTAATGCAGGCACATAATCCCCAGTCATTTCAGAACCATGAGATTCATAATGTCCACTCATAGTTAAAATATAATCAGATCCTCTCTTAGTAATTGTGGGATGTCCCTGCAATAATCCATGACAATTAGATGGACCATGTTGAGAACTATTCCACTCCTTTCCAAAAATAGCAGACATTCTCAAATTCCTAAGAGTGGGAACATTAATGCTCATAGCAAAAGTAGTTGGTCCCATTTTCGCCAAATCGTATAATTTATTTGGTCCAACAATAGTATGCATATAATCAACAAATCCCTTTACTACATCATGATGATCATACAAAAATACTGTTCCCGACCACTGACCAAAATCTTTTGCTTGTCTCCCTTTTTTATGAGAATAGAATCCAACGTCTTCTAATTTTTTACCATTGATTGCAACAAATGCTAAATCTGCTTTAACCGTTCCTTCAACTTTATTAACCCCAACAATATTATCAAATGTATGATTACCTATCTTTAATGTTAATGATGGTATATTATTCTCTTCCAATATTGCAGTAATTGCTCGATTAACATCATCAATAAAATCTGCTTCTCCCTGTTCGGTTGGCGTTGGTTGATTTAATTTGTATGTAGAATCTACTTTATCTTTCAACTCCCCCAATCTACCCCAGTAAATATTTCTTTTCTCCCCTCGTTTTGGAACTCCACCAAAGTCAACTTCTTTCTCCAACTTACTGAAGTCAACTGCTGTTTGTCCTTTAACCAAAAACATACGAACAGGGAATACCCCAGCTTGATTTCTAACTGCTCCACTGGGAATATATTGCTGCACCGCTGCTAAAAAATTTTTAAACGTATTAAATTTTTTAGGATAAATTATTTTTTCAAATTCTCTGGTAGTTGGTTTAGTTAGATTTCCCTTTGATGAAATAGTGGGAGTTAAAATCAACAATCCAGTAGGAAAAAATGTAACCCCATCTGCCATCTGTCCACGCAATCTAGATACTGCAGCGTCAGGTTCAATCAACCTAAATGCTTGATCGTTTTTTATTCTGGTATATACGTGTCTGAGATTATTTTCATAACGTTTTTTAAACTCAGTCCACGAAAGATTATTTGCCATATAAAAAAACCTCCCCTAATTATTTAGGGGAGGGAACAATCAAACGTCATTAGAAACTCGGTTTTCACTTCGCTCAATACTAAATGCACCTTCAGGATAACGCGCACTCAGTTTTTCAAAATTCATTTGAAGGACTTGTTCAAGTGAAATATTTAAACCCACACATGCTTGAGCAACATACCACATAACATCACCAAGTTCACGCTTCAAATGAAACAAGTTTTCTTGATTTACTGGTTTACCTTGGAAGACAATCTTCTTCACAATCTCAGTAAACTCTCCAGCTTCAGCAGACATTCCTACAGCAGCAGTAAGCAATCTCTCGGTAGGAAAATTT